TGGGGGGGCTCTGGGGGGGACGGAGTCCCGCCCTTAGGGGAGCTCGAGGGGATACTCCCCTCGACCATACGTCAGTATGATTCTATGCCCTATTGGGGCATGTTCCTCCCCCCCGTAGGTCGGGGGGGTTGGGGGGGTTATGAAATATAGGACTTGTGGCCCACAATGTCCTGACCACACAGGTAGGTTACTTGATCTACCTGTGTGGACTGACACCAAAGGTGACGTTGGATCTACTTCAAGTAGGCACTTGCGTCAGCAAGGTCCAGATATATCCTTTGGGGTCAGTCGGGGTTGTAGGGGTTGTACTGACCCCTACCATTTGGTGTGTTGTGATGCTTGTGGTTTGCCTCTTGAACGCTGTTATTGCGTTCCGGGCAAGGACTACTAGGAGGTTTATATGAGACGTAAGAAAATCGGCTTAGGCCGTTCTCGTTCGATGTTTACTCGTCATGCCGGTCGTCCGCATCCTAAGAATTTGGTCGCGGCGCCTATGCGTGGCGGTATTCGTCTATAATGCCCTGTTATCATCCTGTCCAGGCTTACTACGGTAAGAAAATGGGCAGCGGGAAGCGGGAAATTGTCTTCTCATCAGGTCAGGCGCAGTCCTGCTTGGACCTGAAGTTGCCTTGTAATACCTGTATTGGGTGTCGTTTGGATCGTGCCAGGCAGTGGGCGATGCGCTGTATGGATGAGGCGTCGCTGTATCGGGATAATTCGTTTATTACGTTGACCTTTAACGATGAGAATCTCCCGGATAATCGGTCGTTGGATGTTTCAATCTTCCAGAAGTTCATGAAACGCCTTCGCAAGGAGGTGGCCCCCCTGAGGCTCCGTTTTTTCATTGCGGTGAGTATGGTCCAAAGAATGCTCGGCCTCACTACCACGCGCTTATATTCAATTACGCTTTTCCAGATCGAAAGTTCTTCAAGATGACAAAAGCAAAGGAGCCGATTTATGTCTCTCCACAACTGGATAGATTGTGGGGTTTCGGTTTTGCTTCTGTCGGTGACATTACATTTGGTTCTGCGTCTTACGTCGCACGGTATCACCTCAAAAAGGTTGGCTCTGTCGTTGGCGACACTGGTTACGTTAATCATGCTACTGGGGAAGTACTTGCACCTGAGTATGTGACGATGTCCAGGCGTCCTGGCATTGGAAAGGGCTGGATTCAGAAATATCAGTCCGATGTGTACCCGAACGATGCTCGGGTAATAAAAGGCGTTGACACAAAGCCTTGTAAGTACTATGACTTGCACTATGAATCTCAGGATCCGGCCGGTTTTCAGGAGATTAAGCTCAACCGGTTGGTACACGCTTCAGCATTACGAGATGACAATACAGAAGACCGACTCGTTGTTAAAGAAAAAGTTAAACTCGCCCAAATCTCTCAACTCAAAACGGAGGAAATATGACACTCAAAGTCTTTGCCGTGCGTGACATGAAAGCCATGGCGTTTTTGCAGCCGTTCTTCTCCCCTTCAATTGGTTCAGCGATGCGTGCCTTTGGCGATGCGGTAAACGACAAGTCTTGCCCGTTCAACAAGCACCCGGCAGATTATGTGCTCTATGAAATTGGGACGTACGACGATTCTACGGCGGAAATGGTGTCTCTTACGCCGATCAAAATGTACACGGCAGGGTCTGATCTTTTGGAGTTAAAGCCCAAGTTTGGTGATATCCCTACGGATGTGGCAGCAGCCGATAAAATAGCCTTGGAAATGGCAGAAAATGGAAAGAAATAGACGTAATTACGACAGTCGTTGGATTCGTTTGATTATCGAAGTCTTGCTCATGGTATTTACCAACAGGAGGTAGTTATGCAAGCGTTGCCGACAAACATGCACTCGTTCTCGAAGGTTCCCCAGGCGAATATTCAGCGGTCGTCGTTTAACAGGTCGCATAACCGGAAACTGACGTTTGATGCCGGTTACTTGGTCCCTTTCTACCGGGATCTCATGCTGCCAGGGGATACATTTAATTTTCGGGCGACGATCTTGGCGCGCTTGAGCTCTACGGCGTTGACGCGGCCAGTGATGGACAATCTGTACCTGACGACGTTCTTTTTCTTTTGCCCGTTTCGCCTGGTGTGGTCTAATGCCAGGAAGTTCTTTGGCGAGCAGGACACGGTAGGTGCTTCAACATCCTTCACGATCCCTACTGTCCCGACCCCGGTAGCCGGGGTTGTGACGGGATCCCTTTATAATCACCTGGGGATTCCCTTCTTCGCGGCCTCCAAAAGTATTAATAACCTCTGGGGCCGCATGTATAACCTGACGTGGAATCAGTGGTTCCGTGATCAGAATATGCAGAACAATGTAGTGGTTGACGTCGACGATGGCCCGGATACGTATACGGACTATGTCTTACTGAAGCGCGGTAAACGTCATGATTACTTCACCTCCGCGCTGACCGCTCCTCAAAAAGGGACTGCGTTGACTCTTCCGTTGGGTACGTCGGCCCCTGTGATAGTGAATTCAGGCTCTAACAATACGGTAGTCCTGCGTGATAATGGGACGAAGGCGGCGATTGCGAATGCAGCGGCAGCGACCTTCAATACCGGTGCGGGTGGCGGATGGAATGTGGGTGGATCGGCTGTCCAGATCGACCCCAACTCTTCTCTCCTGGCTGACTTGTCGACCGCGACGGCGGCGACGATTAACTCTCTTCGTCAATCTATTGCTTTGCAGCAGATGCTTGAAATTGACGCTCGGGGTGGAACTCGTTATACCGAAGTGGTGCGAGCTCACTTCGGGGTGGTGTCTCCTGACGCTCGACTTCAGCGTGTGGAATTCTTGGGATCCGGTCAGGATCGCATCAATGTGAACCCTGTGGCCGGAACAAATAACGTCGGATCCGGCGCCACGGCGGCCGGTCAATTGACGGCCTTCGGCCAGTCGGCAGGATCCGGCCATGGGTTTACCTACTCGGCCACCGAACATGGTCTGCTGCTTGGCCTGGTCTGTGTCTGGGCGGACTTGACGTATCAGCAGGGTGTGCATAGAGACTTTACGGCTTCGACGAAGTATGACCTGTACTGGCCGGCTCTCGCTAACATCGGTGAGCAGACTGTTCTTCAGGGCGAAATCTTCGCGGATGGCACGGCAAATGATAGCGTCGTATTTGGGTACCAGGAGCGTTATGCGGAATATCGGTATAAGCCATCTGAAATTACCGGAACCTTTGTCTCAAATCCGTCTGCTGGTGTTACTTCTCTGGAAGCCTGGCATCTTTCCCAGGACTTTGCGGCGGCTCCTACTCTTGGAACTACGTTCATATCTGAGACACCGCCTTTGGCTCGTATCAAGGCGGTTACAACGGAGCCGGACATTCTCATGGATTCGTATATCCAGCTGTACTGTGCGCGGCCGATGCCGCTTTACGGTGTGCCGGGTCTGACGAGGCTCTAAGTGGGATTCTTCAAGAAGATAGGACGTGTAGCTACAGGCGTAGCGACTGGCGGCCTCTCGGAATTGGCTCGTAAGGCCATACCGAAGTCCAATCAATTCCTGGACAAGGTGGATCCTTGGGTCGCCGGTCAGTACGCCGTAGGCGCGGCCGGCGGTGCTGGTATGCTAGGTGCTGGAATGCTGGCCGGTGGTGCCTCTGCGGCGGGTGCAGCGGGTGCTGGTGGTGCTGTTTCTGGTACTGCAGCCGGTGGTACCGGTGGTGGATTCTGGTCCGGCTTTGGAACATTGGGCTTAATCAATGCCGGAACCAACCTGGCATCAGGCTACGCGGCCGCTAATGCCCAAAAGGACGCGAATTCAGCCAATGTGGCCTCAGCACGTGAACAAATGGAATTCCAAGCCCTAATGTCAAATACATCGCACCAGCGTGAAGTGGCTGATCTCAAGGCTGCCGGTCTTAATCCTCTCCTCTCCCTCAATCAAGGCGCCTCAACACCTGGTGGTGCAATGGCCACTCAAGAAGCGGTTCCTGTGCCGTATCAAAATGTCATGGCTTCTGCCATGGAAGCGGCCAGGTATAAAAAAGAAATGAAAATTCTGGACTCTCAGAATGAGTCAATAGGTGCTGACATCGGTGTCCGATATGGTCAGCGTGGAATCCAGGACGAACAGCGTAAGTCCCTGAATCTAGATAATGAACTGTCCGAATATCGGAATAAGTTCTTCAAAGAAAATCCCTGGGCGTTTAAACTGAATGCCGCCTCTGGCGGCTTAAACTCGGCCGGCGGTTTATTGAAACTGCTCAAATAGGAGGTAGTTTATGGGTAAGGTACGTTTAGATTGTTCTAAGGATAAGCCGTTGACTCAACAGTCTGCTAAGGACGAATGTGATATTAATCTTATTATTGAACGCATTAAGCGTGGTGCGGATCTTCCAGATCTGACAAATAAGGCTCCGAAGTATGGGGACTTTACTCAAGTTCCTACGGATCTTCGGGAATGCCTGAATATTGTCCGCCAGGCGGACGATCTCTTTATGACCCTGGACGCTAAAGTGCGTGCCAGGTTCGAAAATGACCCTTCTCAAATGCTCGACTTTCTCAATGACTCAAAAAATCGTGACGAGGCTATTGAGCTGGGTCTTGTGGAGCCTCCTAAGGCTCAAGTGGAAACTCCTAAGGCTGAAACTCAGCCTGAAACTCTTGTGAAAAAGGCCTCGACTAAGGCGAAGCCGGTCGAAGAGGCCTGATATATACGGCGGGGGTGACATGCTCAACTCTCAGATACTTGCGTGCGTGCGCGCGTTTCGCGCGCGTGCGTGTCGTGTTCTGTCGTTGTTGTGCACCCCCCGGCGTAGTTGGGGGGGCTCTGGGGGGGACGGAGTCCCGCCCTTAGGGGAGCTCGAGGGGATATGCCCCTCGACCATACGTCAGTATGATTC